CGCCGCATGACGCTGCTGGCCTATGCGCTGAATCGCGGTGTGGTGGTGCGTGAGGTGCTGCCGAGCTTTGAGAGCATTGGTTTGCTGTGGCAACTCAAGGCCGAGAACAAGCGGAGTGCGGTGTGTGCCGCGATGAACAAGCTGCGTGAGGAGATGATGCGCACGGGCAAGCTGCCGCGAGGGTTTCGTTTTTGGTTCGAGAAGAGTGACGAGGCGCGGGCTGTGTATGAGTCGGTGCAACTCGGGAACCACAACCGCACCGGCGGCAGTAAGGAGGCAGCGGAGACCTATGAGGGGGTGCCGATGAAGCAGGCATTTGCGCGGCTCGATGAGCGGCAAAGGAGACGTGTGCTCAATGAGCTGCACGAGGCGGCGGAGGCAAGACGGCTGGGGCTTACATTATGAAAACACGCTGCCAATCTTTAGCATTGCGGATTGCGGTGAAATACGCTGAGCGGATCACTATTATTTGGAATCTAGACGACGCCAGCGCTTGCAATTTTGATTATTTTCCTAACGAACGGATTTTAATTAAGACCAATGATTGTGCATATGTGCCAAATGGCGGCGATGAGTTTTTAACAAAGAATCTCCATGAAAGAAAACACACATGGGTGGCTGGCTTTAATAGCCAGTTAAAAAGGAGGAAGCGGCACCTTGTATTGTTTGTTGGTCAAACTTCGATTAATCGTTTCACACATGAAGAACGGAGACAGCCAACGGACAGTGTGTGGAGATGGTTTCTAGAACAAATTATAAGCTGCGAACAAAGCTACAGGGCATACTATCGTCAGTTTCCACCGCCTGATTTTTGGCAACATAAATGGTGGAGCGTTGCCTACAAAGAGAAGAGTGCGCAACGTGCAGAGTGGGAGAAGCAAAGACAGGCATCTTTTAACCGATACATCCACCCGCCTCTTCTTGGCGCATTGGGAGTATTGATTCAAGAGTTTGGCGACTGCTCATCTTACACCGTTTTCGGCAGCCTAGCCGACAAGAATGAATATGTGAAATGGAGGCGGCGCAACATCAACCATCACTCTCGTAAGTTGCAAAACCAGAAGTTACTGGAGGCCGATGTAAGCCGTGAGTGGCCTTCGATTGTGGCACAACTGACGCCGCATTTTCGCAGCGGCGATTGGCAAATCAAGACCATCGAGCGCGCTGTGGCAAAAGGGAAGCTCAGCACACGGGGCGCGCGGGCGTGGTTTAAAAAACAGCACATTTTGAACCGTCTCAATGACGGCATCAAGGCACGGAAAACACAACAACCAATAGAAGAAATAGCAGCATGAAAACGATCGAAAAAAAGACGGACAAGTTAGCTGAAATCAAAAACGCACTGACGGCGGGGTGTTTGCAATTTGTCAGGGCCGGAGAACTTATCGTCGAGGCGTTGGAGGAGGGTGGACTGTCTTTGGCGGGCATTTCTGACGCCATCGACATCCCGCTCGATGTGCTGTCTCAACTGGAAAAAATCGGCCGGCACCAGTTGTCGCCACAGCTACTGTTGGCGGAGTATCCCGCCGCTCGGAAACTGGAGCGTCTGCCAATGAGTGAGCAAGAGCGGGTGATGATCGAGCCGATTGAGGTGCTGGTGCTGCGGGATGGGCAAACGGACACACTGTTGGTGAATGTTCAGCACATGACGCCAGCGCAGACGCGGCAGGTTTTTGCAGCGAACCACATCCGAGGATTGTCAGAACAAAGGCAGTGGCTGGAGTCACAGGTAAAAACTGGCGACACAGTGAAGATCGAGACGCCCTACGTGCTGACGAGAAAGAGCACGGTCATTTTCCACCAAGGCTGCGAGATGACTGCCAAGGAACTGCTGCGGATCGCGGCGCAACTCCAAGACTAACACTGAAACAACGAATCTATGACTGAAACAAAAAACGAAGTGGTGGTGCGCTCACTGGAGCGTGTGAAATTCTGGGAATGGAATCCGCGTGGCTCGAACTATCGTGGCATGCCGGAGCTGGTGTCGTCGCTGGCCCGTGAGGGCCTGCAAGACGCGATCCATGTGTGGGAGCGGGTGGATGGTGACTATCTGCTCAAAGGGCATCGGCGCTTTGAGGCGATGACCACGCTGGGCTGGACGGAGTGTGCGCAGGTGGTACACCACTACGAGGACGAGGCGGCGGCGTATCGTTTCCTCTTGGAAGATCACGGTCACAACGATCCACTCGATGCGGAGGAGAAGATCGTGGCGGTGGAGAACGGTGTGAAGCTGGGCATGCGAACGGACGAACTGGCTCCGAGTCTGGGGGTGTCGGCTGAGCGTGCGCAGCTATGGTTCGAACTGGGCGAGCAACTGCCGCAGGCGGCGAGAGCGGCCCTGAGTGACGGAAGGCTGAGCATGAACACGGCAGAGCTGCTGCTGGAGGTGCTGGATGCGAAGGAGCGACGTGCAGCGACGCAGATGATCCTCAAGGATCTGGAGACCGGGGAGCCGATGGCGCATGGGCAGGCGAAGGCCTACATCCAGGCGCATTATGTGCTGCCGGAGAAGCGGCGGAAGGAGTGGCTGGCGCGTGAGGTCGCGCTGCGCAAGAAATACAAGGTGGCGAAGGGCTATCACTTCGTGGAGTGGGTCGAGCGGCGTGAATTTGCGATGGGTGAGAGCGGGCAACCGCAGCCGGAGTTTGAGTTTGGCGATGTGATGATGCCGAAGGATCGCGAAGGCCGCACCTGGGAACAGGTGGCACTGGAGATCGGTGTGCCGGTGTATGTGGTGGCGGCCCCGCTGCATGCGGAGGGGCATGTGCGGCTGGTGAACTCGTCCATGATGCGCGATGCGCTGAGTGTGAAGCCGCCGTCCGAGGTGAGCGATGATGACGCCGATGACGAGCAGGAGACCACGGTGGAGGTGCTGCCGCCGCTGGTGAGCACGATACCGATCAAGGCTGAGGCCATGGAGGAGGTCGAGCAACTGCGGCAATGGCTACGCACCAACCTGGGCGCAATTTATGACGAGCTGCTCGAAAACCCGACGCTGGTGATGACGAGTGCGCCGTGGGAGCCGCTGCGGGATTTCCTGGCGCATCTGACGACGGATGTGGACGCTGGAGCACTGGAGGCCTGGCGCGGCATCACCGACCGCGAGGCGGCGATGGAGTGGATGCGTGGGGATAAGAAGCAACGCGCCCCGATGCGCTGCGCTCTGATGCTACTGCTGTGCGCGGAGAGCGACTCCAGCTACGAGCCGATGAAGGTGATCAGTGAGGTGGCGAAGGCGATCGGGGTGGGGCCGATTTGACGGGCGGTGATTGAGGCAGGGAGAAAACAACCAAAATTCAACGACGGGAGACGATCTAGCATGACTGGAGGGGACATCATCGGCAGGGCGCGGAAGTATGTGGCGGCGTGTCCGCCTGCCATCGCTGGCAGCGGTGGGCACGGGACGACGTTTGGCGTGGCGTGTGCGCTGGTGCATGGCTTTGCACTCAATGAGGTGGATGCGATGATGCTGATGCAGGAATACAACCAAGCCTGCGCACCGCACTGGACGGAGCGTGACCTGCTACACAAGATCCAATCGGCGGCGCGGGCCGCGCACTCGAAGCCGCGTGGCTGGATGCTGGACGGATCAAGCGACGAGAATGCGCCGGTGTATGTGCCAGCAAAGAAGAAGGAGAAGCTGCTCTATGATGCGGAGATCCTGAAAAAGGTGCAGTGCGCGGACTGGACGTGTGATCATGCGTGGCTGCGGGCGAGATCGAGCGTGGACCCGTGGACGGTGGACACGGGCGATTTCATCGACGCGATCTATGCGCCGACGCAGATGGTGATGTGTTTCACCTCGATGCGCAGCATGGGTGACTACATGCGCTACAAGGGCGCGTGGTTCGCCCTGGGTAAAGACCCGCAAGTGAAGGCGCAGCGGGTGAAGGACGGGCCACGTGGCAGCCGTGAGGGCTGTGTGATGATGATCCAGCCCGTGGATGGCAAGTGGCATGCGGTTCAAGGGACGACGCCACCGCGACTGAGCCGACGGACGATCCAGAGTGTGGCGGCGTTTCGCTACATGCTATGGGAGTCTGACGAGGCACCGGAGGCGATGTGGCTGAATGCGATCGCGCAAGTGCGGCTGCCTGTTGTAGCGATCACGAGTAGCGCAGGCCGCAGTCTGCATGCACTGGTGCGGGTGGATGCGCGAGACTATGATGAGTGGAGTGCGATGCGGACGGCGGCACGTGATGTGATGACGATGCTAGGCTTCGACCCTCAAAGCCTCAGCAACCCAACGGCGGCGATGCGGATGCCGAACACGCTTCGCGAAGGGAAGATGAAGGAGGGGCGCTTTGTGCCGTTTGAGCACGGAGCGAAGAAGCAGCGGTTGCTGTATTTTAATCCAGGTGCGACAATCAACGGTGGCTGCATCGGTGAGGAGGCCGTGAGAGCATGGTGATCGCGAGTGATGGAGCGCAACGGATCGCGGCGGCGTTTGAGCCGCTGGCACGGACGGCCGGCGTGGAGGTGCCGGACGCGGCGGCGAGACTGGCCTTCTCGCTGTATGTGGGCAAGGAGAAGTCAAGACCAGTGCCGCAGAAGCTGGTGCTGCGGGTGATCGAGGTGCTGCGTGGGCGTGATCTGATCTTTCGCAGTGGAGGTGAGGTCGTGACGTGGAGTGAGAGCGAGGAGGGCTTCCAAGTCATGAAGCCACTGGCGTTTTGCACCTGGCTGCCATCGAGCCAAGGAGGACAGGTGGTGCTGCATGCGGGCACGAAGAAGGAGACGAATGCGGAGGGTGCGCTGACGGGGAAAGAGATCCTGGTCGAGAGTGATCTGAGCATTCACCAGGCGTCGATCATCCTCGCGAGCGAAGACTTTAAGCGGAGTCTGCCAGAGGTGGAGCATGTGGCTCCGGTGTGCCTGCCGACCTTTACCGATGAGCAGGACGAGCGCGGCCTGCCGATGATACGACTGTGCCGGAAAGGCTACGACGCGCACTCGAAGACCTGGACGACGGGTGAGGTGATGTATGACGAGAACATGGACGTGACGGATGCGGTGATGTGGCTGCACGACCTGGTGCAGTATTTCGCATGGCGGCAGAAGGAGCGTGACTTTGCCATCTGGCTGGCGGCCCTGGTGACGATGTTTGGGCGCGGTCTGTTTGGGGGTCGTGCTCCGGCGTTTTTTGTGAATGCGAACATCCAAGAGAGTGGGAAGACGAATCTGACCTGGCTGATCACCTGGGCGATCCATGGGAGTAGAGCGGTGAAGACGCTTGAGGACGAGAAGGAGGAGGAGTTAGCGAAGTATCTCGACACCGTGTGCCGCACCCACTCGCCGTATGTGAACTTTGATAACATCGACTGGGGCGGCAAGCCGATCAAGACGGCCTTGCTCGATACCTTCATCCAGGAGGACGAGCACGAGCTGAGAAAAATGGGCAACAACACGGAATTGGGCCGCTATGTGAACCGCACGACGGTGATGGGAAGTGGGAACAACATCACGCTGAGTCGCGACTTGCAGCGTCGTGGTTTGCTCGTTGATTTGTGGAACCCGATGACGGGGACGGATCGTGTGCTGCCTGCGACGGCGACGCTGATCGACGATGATTTTTTTCGTAATGAAGGCAACCGCAAGATGGTGCTCTCAGCCTGCTGGGCGATGGTGCGCGAGTGGGACAAAGCGGGAAGGCCGCTGAAGCCTGGGCGATTGCTGGGGAGCTTCGAGAGCTGGGCACGGTTCGCACCGGCGGTGGTGTGGCACACGGGTGGACTTTTTAAGCAGCAATGGGACTGCATGATCGCGAGCGGCAATGATGAGATCGGCGACAAGCAGAGTCGTGACTTTGCGCGACTGGCGCAGATTGCGGTCGAGGAATACACCAAGGACGGCGACGGCAAGCCACGTGATCGCTTTGAGGTGCTGGTGCGGCAATTTGCGGGCATTGCGAGACGGCATGGGCTGGACGCGGTGACGGGCTACCTGTGGCCCGAGACGAGCATCGAGGCGGTGCTGGCGTGCAAGGACTTCAAAGCACCGGCGAAGTCGGTGGAAAAGGCAGCGGCGGAGGATGTCGATGCACTGTGGGCCGAGGACGGTGGGCAGGGCACGGTGGATGCGGCGACGATGGCAGCGGCGGCGGAATTCATGGGGAGCAAGAGCACCGCGAGCTTCGGCAAGGCGCTCAAGACGCAGATGCACGAGCGGCATTTCAAAGCCAGCGACGGCAGCGTGTGGGCATTCAAGAACCTCGCAGGGTCGAATCCTCGCAGGCTCCTGGTCGAGAAGGTCCGCGATGCGGAGGGGTGAGGGGTGAGTGAGCGCGAGCGCCATGATGCGCTCGCGTGGTGTGGGGTGAGCGAGGGGTAAGAGGTGAGGCAAGAACGCAACGCCGCGAACGGCGCACCATAGCCATCGCTGCGCGTGTGCGGCAGCATCGCCGGAGGCGAAATGCAGACGGCTCGTCGCCGCCGCCCGACCCTCTTTTTATTCCCACCAATCAAACGGCGACCCTCTCGACCCTCTCGGCTTTTCAGGCTGTTTTGAACGATTGCGGAGGAAGTGGGTGCCATTTCAAGAGGCTACCCTCTCGAATGCAGCTTTTGAATGGCCACCCTCTCTCGCTGCAACCCTTGATTTTCCAAGGAAGTAAGAGGGTTTTGAGGGTCTATGAGGGTTTTGAAGGATTGTGTGACTGAGGCGACTTCTGGAGTAGCTGGCTGCGGGTGTGGGTTTGAGCGTCGCGACCCTCATAGGGTGGGGGGGGTGGTAAGGAATCTTTTTCCGGCCACCCCTATCCACTCGGGTTTAATGTCTCACGGCCTTTGTGCGAGTGGACGCGCAAACGTGTTTGCGCATGGTTTGGGCGCATGCGTTGCGTTTTGCGCGGTTTCGGTGCGCTTTGACACCGGAAGCGCATCATGGCGCGGTCGCATGCAGAATCGGGGCTGGTGAAGCTCTACATGGCTGCGAAGGGGGTGGCCCTTCGCACGGCGCAGTTGCATGCCAAGAACCGGCACCCGGATTATGTGGCGTTTCTGGCGACGCAGGGAGCGAAGGCGCTCGAAGTCGCCGACCCGAGCGAAGAGCAAAAACGCGCCCTGGTCGCCGTGATGGGTGGGCAGACGCCCCCCGGAGATCGGCTGGTGCATGTGGCCCCGCCCGCGATGGAGAAGCCACAGGACCAGTGGACGCCCGAGGAATATGCCGAGTGCCAGTGCTGGGCTGGCATGGTGGCTGCCAATGCGCAGCGGCAGGTCGCCTTGGATCGTGGCGATCCCATGGCTGCCATCGGCTTCGTGAAAATCGCCGCCGATTCCCTCAAGTCCTACCACCTCGCTCGCCAGCGCCGCGTCCAGGCCGAGCTGGAAAGCGGACGCCTTCAGCCCATGTCCGCCTGGCAGGACGCCAAAGCCGCGCTCATGAAATTCGTCTCGCTCTTCGCCTCCTTTGAAGGCCGCATCGCCCAGCGGGCGAACCCCGACAACCCCCAGCACGCCATGCGGGCCATCAGCCAGTGGCGGGAAGAAGAATTCAATCCCGCGCTCGAAAACGTGCTCGCCGAGCTGGCCCTATGATCCCATGACCGAAAAACACGCCAACCTCGAACTCTGGAAATCCGCGCCCCTCGCGGAGATCAACCATTCGCACCCGAAAAATCCCCGCGTCATTCCAGACGCCGATAGCGAGGAGGTCCGCACCCTGGATGCCAGTTTGGAGCACGACTACTTTGATCCGCTCATCTGGAACAAACGAAACCGCATGTGGGTCTCCGGTCACGTTCGCGCCTGGCGCATGACCGCCATCGGCTTCACCCATGCCGATGTCGTCGTCGTCGATTACGATGAAGAGACGCACCTCGCCCGCATGCTGGCAGCCAATGCCCACTCCGGCAAAAACGACGAAGACAAGCTCGATGCCCTGCTTGCCAGCCTGCGCGATGCCTCGGTCGATCCCGTTCTCGCGCTACTGTCCGCCCTGCCACCCGACATCGCCCCCGGCGAATTTCCTCCGCTCAAAAGCGGCGACCGTGAACCTTTCCAGCAAGCAACTTTCACGCTTCACGACTCCCAAATTGAGACGTTAGACGCCGCCCTCGCCGCCGCGAAACAAGCAGGCGGCGGCAAATCCGAACACAATGAAAACAGCAATGGCAACGCCCTCGCCTTCATCGCCGCCAGCTATCTCCGCCAAGCAGCTCAGGATTGAGCCGATCAGCGCCGCTGATGCCAACCGCTTGATCCGCTCGCTTCACTACTCTCACAAAGTCGTGAACAACAGCCAGCTCCACTTCGGCGTTTTCTTGAATGGCCGTTGCGGCGGCGCGATGCAGTTTGGCCCCTCGCTCGACAAGCGCAAATTGCAGGGCCTCGTCACCGGCACCTTGTGGCATGAGTTCATCGAGCTCAACCGCCTCGCCTTCGCCGACTGGCTCCCGCGCAATTCCGAATCCCGCGCCTTGTCCATCGCCTTCCGCCTCATCCGCCGCGAATATCCGCACCTCAAGTGGTGCGTGAGCTTCGCCGATGCCGCGCAATGCGGCGACGGCACCATCTACCGCGCCAGCGGCTTCGTGCTCACCGGCATCCGCAAAAATACCTCGATCTGGATAGGTCCGTCTGGCGATACCATCGCCGACATCGCCGACATCACCGTCAAAGCCGCCCCAAAAAACAAGCCGCTCGTCTTCAGCCGCACCAGTTTGACGGATGGAAAGAGCAAACAGCAGCAGCAGCAGGCCCGCTCGATTGTATCCAGCATTACGAAAGATGGCAGCACCCCCGGCGGCGGCGCGTCGATGCGTTCTTACATTGAAGCAGGCTTCAAGCCCATCCCCGGCTTCCAACTTCGCTATGTTTACTTCCTCGATCCCACCGCCCGCGAACGGCTCACAGTTGACATCATCCCCTTCTCACAGATCGCCGTCATGGGCGCTCAAATGTATCGCGGGCAAGCACGCGGGGGAAGTGACACGAGTGACACGGCGGGCCTCCAGCCCGCAGAGGACGGTGCAACACCGATCCCCCCGCTCCCATGACCGGCCCGCCTCCAGACCTCACCGCCGCCGCCAGTGCGCTCAATCGTCGGCGGCTCGCCGCCTTGCTGGACAAATACGGTCGCGGCAGCGCCAGCAAGGCCGAGATCGACGAACTCTACGCCGACGCGCAGATCGCCGCCCTGCTGCCGCCACGCGCCATCTCTGTCACGCCAGAGGCCGAGCCCACGGCTCCCGTCCCGCAGATCATCTACACGCCCTCCCGGGTGCCCTACACCCCGCAGCAGCGTCGCACCGCCGCCGTGCAAAGCGAAGTGCTCGGCATGTTTCGCACCCAGCGGCGCAAGGCCGTCGTGCCCTGGCTGGAGGAAAACATCATTCTGCCACGCAAGATGGCCCCAAACTCCGCCGGTCCCTTTCGCACCGCCTCGCGCCCGTTTCAGCGTCCCATTCTGGAATGCTTCAACCCCGAGGCCGGCATCAATGAATGCGGCGTCTCCGCCGGGGTGCAGATCGCCAAGACCACCATGCTCACGCTCGGGGCCTCGTATCGCCTGGTGAACGCCCCCATGCCCATCCTCATGATCGGCAGCTCACGCGATTGGACCAAGATTGAACTCAGCGAAAAGCGCATGCAGGTGCTCATCGACGAGAACCCCATCCTCGCCGCCTGCAAGCCTGCGAACGCCGACCGCTATCGCTCCATGTCCATGGACATGGCTGGCGGCATGGTCAACCTGGTCGGCGGCAATTCCCCCGGCGCTCTCTCCGGCGGCTCCTACGGCATCACGCTTTGCGATGAAGCCTCCAAGCTCATCCAAAGCGAAAGCGAACAAGCCCCCGAGGCCCACCCCTTCCACCTCATCGCCAAGCGCACCGACGGCTTCGGTGCTCTCGAATTCCACTACTACTCCAGCACCCCGAACAGTCCCACGCACCCCTTCTGGAAATACATTCTCGCCGGAGATCAGACGCATTTTTACGTCGAGTGCCCGCACTGCCACGGCTGGTTCTACCTCGACTTCATCGGACGCCCCGAGGATGTCGAAGACTACAACACCCACCTCGGCCTCACGCTGCCCAGCGACTACCAATCGCTCACCTGGGACAAGTCCGCCCGTGAAGCCTCCGGCCAATGGGACGAGACCCGCGTGCGCGAATCCGTCCGCTACCTCTGCCCGCACAACGGCTGCGAGATCACCGAGCTGCACAAGCAAGCCATGGTTGAGGGCTGCCTCGAAAAACGCCACAACTTACTCGCCGCCAAAAACCGCCGCACCTTCATCCTCCCCTCGTTTTACTCACCCACCAAGAGCTTCGGCACCATGGCCTGGGACTTCCTCGATTCACTCAAGGACATGTTCGGCTTGCAGGACTATCACAACAGCCGCCTGGCTCGCCCGTGGACCGAGTTCAACGTCAACCTCAGGATGGACGACGTGGTCAAAGCCATCGCCGACGGCAAAAACGGACGCCCCTTGTATCGACGCGGCACGCTGCCATTCAAGCCCCTCCGCCTCCTCCTGAATGCCGATCCCGGCGAAGCCACCACGCACTGGGAACTCACCGCCCTCGCCCACGATGGCGGCGTCTGGGTTTGCGACTGGGGCACCGTCGTCTCCTCCAAAGACCTGCTCACCACCGACTTCCTCCGCGCCCGTCACATCATCGTCGAGGGCACCGGCGAGAAAATCTTCCCCGTCCGTGGCTACCTCGACACCGGTTGGCAGCAGGACGACCAGCTCGACGTGTGTGCCGCCTCGAAAGGCTTCTTCATCCCTGTCAAAGGCTCCGATGCCAAGCATGGTCAACTCCACGAGACCCGCGTCGCCACCCGTCCAAGCATGTCCCTCCTCGTCTTCAACGACCGCGAGGTCAAAAACATGCTCTACGCCAACCGCATGATGAAGCGCATCGACGGAGCCTTCCACCTCCCCACCGATGCCGATCCCGAAGTGAAACTCGGACACACCGGCCAAAAACGCGACGCCGAAGGCGAATGGCAACGCGTCCCCCACGACCACTTCGGCGACTGCTCCAAATACACCTGCATCGACTATCAGCTCCTCCGTGCTGGTGGCATGCTGTAACGACCCAGCGCTGGCACGGGAGCGCAAGGCCAGCTCCAGCGCCAGTCAGAGACCGTGAAAATAAACAAATTAAATCCGCTTGCATAATCAACAGTGAGGGTGTAAGCTCCAAATGTAGTCAGTAAATCAACCCGCCCCGGCGGCTAAACCGGGAACCAAAAACATGAGCAAAGGATTCCACACCAGCAATTACGGCAGCTTCAGCGGGGGCATCCCCACCGACATCGACGGATACGCCTACACCACCCAAGAGGGATGGATGGGCGCAAATATGGACTGGGGTCCGGCCAGTGGACGTGGCAGCCGAGCATACAGGTTGGAGCGGTGCAAAGAGCTTGCCGCTGAGACACGCCAAGCGGTGAAAGAGGCAAACAAAGCGCTGGCCGAGTGGCGCAAAGAAAATCGCTAAAATGAGCGCCCCCGAAGGAAACAAAAACGCCGTCAAGCCTGCCGCTGAAAAGCGGCAGGCTCCGGCCATTTACATTCGCCCCACGGCTGGAGAGCGAAAGGAAATCATGGCTTGGGCGAAGGGGCGGAAGCTGGGCCGCGTGTGCCTGGCTGCAATCCTCTCCGAGGTCCGAGGGACGCCGTTTGAGCAGTCCTAACGCTTGAGCTATGCCAGCGCCGCAATCAACTCCGCTTCCTGCCAGTGCGCTTTTCGGCGCTTGGCATCAGCGATTTGTTCGGGGTGCGTTTGGCGCTCCGAAGATGCGCCAGCGCCACGGGCTGCAAATAGGCGACAGGCTCACGAACTCCAGACAGCCAATCATAGGCAGTGCTGCGCGGGATGCCAGGAAATGCGGCCATGAGATCGGAGGCAGTGAAGCCGAAAAGCTGTTCAGCGAATGTCATCACCGCCACTCTAAGCCACAAATAAAAATCCGCAATGCGGAAAATAGTCCTTGCGCTTGTCCGCAATGCGGACATAATAGCAGCACCATGAGCTACAAAATCACATCCAAAAAAATTGTTTCCCAAGGCAGCCTCAATCAAACGCTGACCGGCCAGACTGTTTGGACACCGCACAACAACGCTGGCAGTGTGGCAATCGCCGTAAAGCTCGAAGACGGACGCATGGCATGGGGCTTTGCCGCAACTGAGAGCGAGGCTGAAGCCGCCGCAGTCCAAGCGGCTTTGGCAATCTGAGCACCCCGAACACCCAGCTCGGCAACTAGCGAGCCTCAGCGAGTCTGTTTGCCGCAGCGCACGTTCACCCCTCGTCACTCCGGTCAATCCAGTCACCACGGTCCTCCGGCGGTTTTGACACCCGCCTCCCGTCATGGCGGCCGTCAACATCGCAGACCTCACTTCAAGTTATCGTTTTGATGCCCGTGTATTGCATACGGGCAATCAAACGGCGCAATTAGAATGGCTGATGTCGCAATTCCGTGACCGCGCCAGAGATCGCAGTGGGGCGGAGATCACTGGGCAGACCTTTGAAGGCAGCAGCCACACTGCACAGTTTCGAGATGCAACACCGGGGGACCATTTAAAGGCCATTGAGTCCGCCATCGAAGACCTCGAAGCCGAGATCGCCGGACAAGTCGCCAAGTCCCTCTCCCGTCCCTTCGGCTTCCGCTTCGCCCCCGGTCGTGAACCCGCCGCCTTGCTGGGCTGATTCATTCGTCCTTCCTCATTCTGGTTTCCTCATTTGCCGCCATGCCCCGCAAAAAAAGCCCCGCTTCCACCGCGCCAGCCGCCATCGCCAGCGCCGCGCCCATCGTCAACGTCGCCACCTCCACCACGCCGGGCAGCTACCGCACCACGCCGCGATACACGCCCTGGAGCCTCAAGAGCGTCGAGCGCATGCAGCGCAGCAAGGACCTCGTGCAAATCTCCCGCTTCCTGCAAAGCGAAGAAGGCATCCCGCAGGTGCGTTACGGCATCCAGCAGCTCCCGCGTGAAGCCGTCGGCAAAGGCATCGGCTGTAAATCCATCTCGCAAAACCTCGACTTCCGCCGCGAGGCCACCGCCCTCTTCAAAAAGTGGGCCGAATCCCCCGCCATCGACATCCGCAAAGAGCATTCCCTCTACGCCCTCCAGCCCATGCTCCTCTCCGCCATGCTCGGCGATGGTGAGCTTTTCATTTTGCCCGTCTATGAGCCTGCAGGTGCATCCTGGAGCCTCAATGACCGCAGCAAACGAGCCTTCCAAATCCAGCTCGTCAGCCGCGATCAACTCACCAATGGCGATGTGAAATCCACCGAGGCCCGCACCCTTCGCTGGTTTGATGGCCTCCAATACAACGGCCTCGACCAGCTCCAGCTCCTGCGCCTGAATCAAGACCCCGACGCCAGTGGTTATCTGATCTCCAAAACATTCACCGACATCCCGGCGGTCAATGCCATGGGGCACCGCAACATTTTTCACCTCAAAGACCCGACACGAATTCATCAGTATCACGGTGATCCCGTGATCTTCGCGAGTGGTCGCGACCTACTCGACTCGCTCGACCTCAAAGCCCTGCGCAAGCACTCGGCCAAGGTCCGCGCCTCGCTCCTCGGTGCCACCACCACCCGCGACGGCAAGATGCTCAATGCCATGCAACAAATCGCACTCGCCGAGCAAGGTGGCAATCCCACCGCCGACACGGGCCGCCGCTTCGTCGAGGTCGCCGAAGGCGCAGTGTTCCTGCCGATGTCGGACAACGAGAGCTTCAACTTTTTCAACAACCCCCAAGAGGGCATCCCGTTTCGCGAGATTCTCGCCGATCTCCTCCACCCATTCATGTTTGAGCTGAAGTATCCGCCCGAGTGGATCTTCACGCGTGGCAAAGTCGGTGGCGTGGAATATCGCGGACTCCTCCAGCAGGTCGCCCGCGCTCACGAAGGCCTTCGCGCCCGCTTGTATCCCTTCCTCGAATGGCTGTGGGAAAAAGTCATTGGCACCGCCATGATGCCCGGTGGCCCGCTGTTCCAGTATGCGAACATCGCCGACTGGAATCAGATCGACTTCGTCACCGATCCCGACCCCACGGTCGATGCCGGCCGCGACAAACGCGCCGACCTCGAAAGCCTCGGCGAAAACCTCATCACGCCCGATGACCTCATCGAGCGCAGCACCGGCCAAGATGGCGAAGCCGTGCGTCATGCCGCCATCGACCAAAAGCTCGACAGCATCCGCTACGCCATCAGTCGCGCCAAAAACCTACCCCTCGACCAGGTCGAAATCCCCGCCAGCGTCGCCCTGGCCATCGGCATGGGTCTGAAAACATTGCAGCCCGCCTCCGGCATCCTCACCGCCCTCAATCCCGCCACCCTCGCCGCCGACATCGCCGCAATGGATTAGGCAAGGGAATGGGTGGCAATGGAATAAAAACCTCCGGCATTCCTTTGCCACCCATTCCCTTGCTATCCTCACACCGACCTTACAACGCACTAAACAGCATGAAAAAGAATTTAGCAGATAGTCTAATTGAAAAATTCGAGGAAACCATTCAAGATCACTGCCTTGACCTCGGCGAAGATGGAGAGCGTAGGTGTGCGCAAGATGCAATTTTTGCGCTCACTCATGTGCTTGGTAAGCAAGCGGCTTTATCCAAAAACAAACACAATTCAAAGCATTGTGTGATGTATAATGTGCTCTCGCATGCAGTTGGAGCGATGCAGCAGCAAAAAAGTCTCGAAGTAGAAATGGAGCTTTTTGTTCATATTACGGGACCAAAAGGAGAGAGGGTTAAAGACTAGCCGAGCTGGATGCCTAGAGTTCGTTGTTCACGCTTCAGCGTGTCCACGCGGCTTTGACATGCCCCCGCCAGCATGTCCCGCAAGACCTGGTTCACCATCCGCAATGCCGCCTCCACCGATGCCCCCGCTGAAATCTCCATCCACGACGAGATTGGAGCCTGGGGCGTCAGTGCCAAAGACTTCCTCGCCCAGCTCCGCAGCATCGCGGCAGCGACTCCGATCCATCTTTCACTCCACTCGCCCGGCGGTGAAGTTTTCGATGGTCTTGCCATCTATCATGCGCTGAAAGCCCGCGGGAATGTCACCGTCCGCATCGAAGGCCTCGCCGCCTCCATGGCCTCCGTCATCGCCATGGCAGGCACGCGGATCGAGATGCCGCGCAATGCCTTCCTCATGATCCACAACCCCAGCGGCTTCGCCATGGGAGATTCAGGAGACATGCGCCAGCTCGCCGATCTCCTCGACAAGATCAAAGGCAGCCTCATCGCCGCCTACCGCGACCGCACCAAGAAGAGCGATGAAGACCTCACCGCCATGATGGATGCCGAAACCTGGCTCACCGGCGAAGAAGCCGTCGCGCAAGGCTTCGCCGATGCCACCACCGATGAAGTCGCCCTCAGCGCCTCCGCCTTCAAAACCGCCCGCATCACCGCCGCGCTGCGTCATGTGCCGAGTGCCCTCTTTGACATCGCACTGCCACCGTCGCCATCGCGCACTCCCACCCCAATGAAAGCACTCCTCGCCCTCGCCTCACTCGTCGGCATCACCGTCAAGGGTGATGAAACTGAAGACCAGCTCACCGCTGCCATCACCGCGCACAAGCCGCAGTCTCCCAACGTCGTCATCGACTTCGAGGACGCCGCTGTGAAAGCCGCCTTCGCTGCCAGCATCACCGAGGCCACAAAGGACGACAAAGCCAAGCTCACCGCGCTGGAAACTGAGCTCACCAAAATCACCGCCCTCCTCGCCAACGGAGCCGCCGGAGCCGCCGGTGGCAATCCTGCCATTCCCGGCGCTCAGCAGACCACCAAGACCGAAAACACCATGACCCGCGCCGCCTTCAACAAGCTCTCCCATGCCGAGCGCAATGACTTCATGGGAGCCAAAGGCAAGCTCACGGAAGACTAATCACCACCAAACCCACCTCACCCGCCGCTCAAACTCCATCGCACCTCCATCCATGAAACACATCAAGCTCCTCGCCGGTCTCCTCTTCCTCGTCGCCCTCGTCGGCGTCACGCTCAAAACCGCTGCCCTCTTCGGCCCCGTCGCCGCTGCGGCAGCCTTCGCTGTCACCTTCTTCATCGGGGTCAATGCCCTCGATACGAACTGGCAGCCCTCCGCCCGTCTTTGCCTGAATGACATCAGTATGACGGGCCTCACGGAAATCCTTTATGCCGCTCGCGACATGGTTGTCGCGGAGCCGGTGGGATTCTCTCAAGGCGTCATGGTCAATGCCGATGTCACGCCCGTCTCCATCAATGGCACCGTCACCTCGTTGCGCACGCAGGAGCCCACGTTGATCGATAGC